AGGGCTACCGGGGCATGGGCGAGATGAACGAGGCGTTCATCAACCGCTTCCGCCACCTGGTGTGGGACTACGACCAGGAAGTGGAGCAGAAGCTGATCCCGTCGCCCGCCATCCGCCTGCTGGGTGATGCCCTGCGCACCGCTCGCAGCGCCAACCAGGTGCGCACACCGGTCGGCACGGCTGCCTTGCAGCGGGTGCAGGAGGACGTGGACGCCTTCGGCATCGCCGCCGCCATGGAAGTGTTCACCGGCATGTTCAAGCCGAACGAGCGCCCGGTGGTGCAGTCGATCATCGAGGACCGCAGCATCTTCCTGATGCTCCAAGAGGAAGCCCGTCAGGACAAGCTGAACGCCAAGGCTGGCGACTGAGTAACACAACGGTGGAGGCAGTGAGATACTGCCTCCACCGTGTTGTGTTGCTAGTAACTGTTCTGTACACTGACCATCACTTACCAACCACTCCCCAGGAGGATCGCTACATGTCCATCACCGCTCTCGCCACTGAACCCAACCGAGCGACGACGAGCCTCACGCTGAGCTTCGGGATGATCAACATTCCGGTCAGCATCTACACCGGCACCGAAGAGACCAGGGTCGCCCGCAAGGAGTTCTACACACACCGCCAGGTCGGTGAACTGGTCGAGGTCGGCCGGTCGCCCATCCGCAAGGACACTGGCGAGGTCATCCACAGCACCGACGTGGTGCGCATGGCGCAGGCCACTAACGGAGCCTGGGTGCCGCTGAGCGACGAGGAAATCGCCGCCGCCACCATGCCCCGAGGCATGGCCGAGTTCGTCTCGTTCGTGCCCAACCGCAAGGTCGGCAGCTACCTGGTCGAGGGCGTGAAGCAGGTGCGCCCCAAGCGTGAGAAGGGCAAGCCCAACTACGCCGCCGAGCGTGCGTTCGGCCTCCTGCTCACCACGATGAAGAGCATCAAGGTCACGGCCCTGATCAAGCTGGCGATGCGTGGCCCGGCCCGCTACGGCCTGCTCGACAGCGACGGCAACCTGTTCCTGATCTACACCGCCGATGCGGTGCGCAAGCCGATCGAGTTCGCTCACAGCGCCTACAGCGAGGCAGAGTTGAACATGGCGAAGATGCTCATCGAGACGGTCGGCATCGATGCCCCGGTGGTCACCGACGACACGGCGCCTGCGGTGCAGGACTTCGTGAATGCCAAGGCCGTGGGTGTCGAGGCGCCCGCTGCGGTGGTCAACGACATCGACCCGAGCGCTGACCTGCTGGCCAGCCTGGCGGCATCGATCGAGGCGGCAAAGGCCGGGAAGGGCCAGGTCGCATGACCGAGCACAAGTGTGACCCCATCGCAGCGGCCTACGACAGCTTCAAGCGACTCGTTCCGGCCGACACTGCATTCCTGGGCAAGGCCTCGGCCGACTACGACTGCCCGGTGTGTCACCAGCGCTGGGTGGTGCTGGGCTACAAGCCCAAGGGCACCACGTTCATCAGGTTGCGCTCCTGGCACCGTCACTGGTGGATCGTGGTCATGACACGCTGGTTGATGAGGATGACGTGACCGAGCAGCTAGAGCCTGGCAGCCGGGAGTGGTGGCAGGAGCGCCGCCGTGAGGCCATCCTCAAGGCCGGTCACTACCGCCGAGTACCATGCCCGAAGTGCGGAGCGCAGATCGGTGAGGACTGCCACTCCCCGGCCTGGCATGTCGGCAACTTCCACGCAGCCAGGCGCAAGCTGGCCGACATGACGCCCGAAGAACGAGCCGCCTGGGAGCGTGAGTCATGGGGCTGATCGGCCTGAACCTGGGTGACATGAGCAAGGCTGAGATACTTCTGATGATATTCTCGTCCCTCCTGATAGCACCGTTTGGTGCGCTCATTCTGCTCATCTGCCACAAGAGATATCACAACAGTGTTGTGATACTCCCTGACGAGCAGTACACTGACCTTCCACTTACCAACCAGCCCCCAACCGAAAGGGAACCGGATCATGACCCGCAAGGACTACCTGCTGATCGCTGAGGCGATCAACAAGAGCCTCATCTACGTACAGCACAGCAAGAGCCTGGCTACCGCTGAGCAAGGCGTGGGTATCGTCGCCAGCCTTGTCACTGAGGCTCTGGCCGACGACAACCCCAACTTCAACAGCGAGCGCTTCCTGGCTGCTTGCGGAATGCCGGTGGAGTCATGAGCGAGCGATACCGCTGCACCGAATGCGACGAGACGTTCGATGACTTCGATGATGCTGCACAGTGCCATTGGGGCATCGGCGGCGTGGTCGAGGTTGAGGACGGCACCAGCGGCCAGGACCGTGAGTCCTACACCGATGATCAGGACCGTGACAACTACACGGTCGAGCCGACATTCAAGATCGTGCGCTTCCGCTTCCAGGGCGACAACGAGGTCATCGAGACCGGGCTGACGCTGGAAGAGGCGCAGTCACATTGTGAGGACCCCGAGACGAGCGGCGACGGTTGGTTCGATGGCTACCAGGTGGAATCCTGATGATCACCCACTTCGTGGACAATGCGAGCATCACCGCCACCATCGACACCACTGGCGCCGAGCAGCCGGTCACACTCTGTGGCCTGCCGGTCGAGGCCATCATCCTCAAAGAGTCACGTGAGCCAGAGTGCCGAGTGTGCAGCGATGCACACATGGCCCAGGGCTGGACCTTCCCACTCCCGGCGCTGGTGACGGCATGAGCGAGCGCCCCAACACCGTCGTCGGCATGCTCAACGAGGTCATCGCTTACCTCGACCTGGCCGACAAGGCTTTCGACACACTGGCTGCGGCCAAGGGTGTCATCAATCCCGCCCAGGGCAACGACGTGCAGCAGGACCTGCGACGCCTCGGTCAGTGGTTCGCCTCGAACCCAGGTATCGATGCTCAGGTGTTCCAGGCCATCACGGCTGCGAGGGACTACCCACGTGCTGGGCGTCAGTTCATGGACTGCACCAAGTGCACGCCGGAGACCGGCCATACGATGCAGCCGGGCTGCATCCTCTACGAGCCGAGGACAGAGACAAGGACGGCGGCACGATGAGCGAGACCATCCTGTGGGTGCTCATCGTCGTCAACGCTGCTGGCATCGCATTCAGTGTGCGGAGCAGCCGCAACCTCATCGCTGCGAAGCGGATCTACGAAGAACTGGCCGACGAGTGCGACAGGCAGTTGGCCATGCTGGTCGAGGCTAACGATCGGGTTGAGATGATGCTTCGTGACGATGGTCGGCTGTTCTACAATCCCTGGCCCGACCTGCCTGACTGGCACGACGAGGACATCAAGCCGAGCGACGACCGATGAACGATCCCCACGACCCGCTCAACCGCCCGCTCCCGTACATGAACCTGCCGGGGGCACTCCCCGAGTGGGTGCACCCCGTCACCACAGTGCTGATGTTCATCGTCGGCATCATGGCCGTGTTCTTCACACTCATCTTCATCGTGGCCCTCTTCCGGTCGCATGATGACCCACGACTACAGCGGTACGTGCACAGGCACATGCACGTGGTCACACCAACACCAAAGCGCTGTATCACACTCAGGGACCACCGATGAGCGACACCGAACCATCGATGCTCATTCCGCCTGGCATACAGCGGCTCATCGCCATCCTGCGCCGAGAGGTCGAGGGTCGCCCACCGCAGAACCGTGACCTGGACCAGGCTGCCAACCTGCTCGAATCCGCCATCGACCTACCACCGCAGCCCCACAAGATGGTGTGCCCGGTGTGTGGGATGACCCGCTACCTCCCTGACGGCTGGCAGGACATGCTGGGGTCCACGACCATCAAGTGTGTGGCCGACGACCGAGTGATGGTGGAGCGATGAGCGCCAGGGAGAACCGTGAGTACGCCGACCTGGTGCGTGCTCAGCGCTCGATCAACAAGCAGATCGCCAAGGCCGATGGCACCTACGTGCCGCTGGCCGAGCAGGCCAAGGAAGTGGTCGAGTTGAGCCTCGCCGCCATGTTCGTCGGGAAGCTGCTCGATGGCATCTTCCGACGCTGAGGCCGACTGGCACACGTCTGAACACACCCGGTCCCTTCGTCTCGGTGGCCTGGTCTACCACGGCTCGTTTCACGGCACGACCTATCGGGGTATCGATGACGCCACACTGGTGCACGACAGCGGCTGGCGATACGTCGAGGGCGACGGTGCCTGGTGGCTGAGCAACGACAACACAGGAGAGACACGGTTTGAGTACGGCAACGACGAAGCATCTGCTGCGTGATCGCAAGGGCACGAAAGCGAACAGCAAGTGTGGTGAGGCGATCAAGCCCGAGCAGGCCACGGTGTGGGCCACCGACGTGACCTGCCCCACCTGCTTGGAACAGATGAGCACCAGACCAGCAGCCGAGGCCATGGCACGTCAGCGGTAGCCCTTGGAACAAGGTGCTTGGAACATCTTGGAACTCTTTGGAACATCCCCTCGGTTGAAGCCGAGGGGATTTCTTGTGTTGAAGTTGCACCTTTCTTGCATGCCCTCTAGCTGGGGTGTTGCCTGTCTTGACAACTAGCGCATAACTGCCGTGCCCATCTACCAGGGACTATGCATCCTTAAGCAAGTTCTCTTTAGGAGCTATCTGAGGGGCAGATCCACGAAACGCTGATACCCACGTATGCGCAACTGACGCATGCGTCAGCACGGTGGATATCGCTGGGGGCGATATTGCACAGGCCTGTGTCCGAGCGCTCTAGCACATGGGTGTCACAGAGCCTGCATGGCGCTGTGTGATACGACTGCGCTCGATACCGGGGTATGCGCCCCTCGCAGCGCCACGTGGCTTACAAGGCCCTACAGGCCCCTTTCAGAGGCTTCTGGCATTCAGGGCCGTGCCTTCCCTTCGGCTTCTCGGAGTTATCCACAACCTCTCCCCCACCCCTGTGGATACTCAGGCGTGCACCCTGTGACGGCGTTCACATCAAGCTAGTAACACACTGGCGTTGTGATACCCCGCCTATGCCCTGTACTCTGACCTTCCACTTACCGACCACCCCAGGAGGTCCCATGTACCGCTTCAAAGTCACTTGCCAGGATGGCGTGAACCGTCATCAGGAAGAGGGCATCGAGAGCTTCGCCAACCGCATGGAAGCGGCCACGTGGGCCGAGTGGGGGCACGTGTGCACCAACCGTCACACGTTCAGCCGTTTCCCGACCACCGAGCCGACCACCGTGCCGATCGAGGCGGGCAACCTCCACGTGGGCAACGTGATCATGCTCCCCGGCGACATCGAGGTCACGATCACGGCCATCGATTGGGTCACCGACACTCTCGACCTGATGACCATCGAGACGGTCGGCGGGCGTGAGTACACGTACCTGTTCAGCGATGTGGTGCAGATGGTGGTGCAGTGAGCCGCTACCGCCGCCGCTACCTGCGTACCACCACGGCCCGAGAGACCGGGCGCCCGGTGACCACCGGTCACGCTGACGACCTGGGCCTCGACGCCTGCGGTGGTGACTGCACCTGGTACAACGTGTGCGACGACCACGGCAACGCCGTGGGCCATCGCACTCAGATGCTGGCCCGCTCGTTCGCTGCCGTCCCCACCGAGTGGTGCGAGGACTGTCGGATCGAGTGGACAGTATCTCACTGACCACGTTGTGATACCTGGGTATGCCCGGTACCATGACCTTCCACTCACCACCACCCCGAAACGGAGCACCACATGACCAAGACCATGAGCCTGCGCACAGCGCTCGACCAGGCCATCGCCCGAGTGCTGACGATGGAGTTCGGCCCGAACTTCAACCTGAGCGAGGCGTTCCTGTATCAGATCGAGGACGCCATCTATGACGCCCTGGTCGATTACCACCAGGCCGGTAGCGACTCCGAGGAATCGCTAGAGGACCTGCGCAGTCAGGCCGCTCGCATCGCCCAGCGCTACGACGGCGCCGTCACGCTCGCCAGCTTCACCGAGGCGTTGTCCTGAACGCCATCACGTTCGTCACCTGCCCGCACTGCGGGCGGGTGATGGTTGACCAGATCACACCCCACACCGATTGGAGGCGGCAACCGTGCCCCTCCACCACCACCACCACCACCCCTGAAACGGAGACCACCATGACCACCCAGCTTCCCCTCCCCACCACGCCTCTGCCCGAGACGATGACGGGCCGGGTGTTCGCCTGGCTTGACCGCCTCGATGCCATCGCCCCCGAGGGCTACACGTACGAGTGCGACACGCCGGGCCAGAAGTTCGTGCGCATCGTCATGCTGATCAACGGCAAGCGCAACAGCGTCCACGCCTTCTACGACATGCGCACGGGCGACGTGTACAAGGCAGCCAGCTTCAAGGCGCCCGCCAAGCACGTGCGCTTCAACCTGATGGACGATGCCTCGTTCGCTCGCATGATCGAGGTCGCTACCTGGTCGGGCGGCTACCTGTACATCAACCGCTGACGATCTCCACCCACCCCCCTGGGAGCGGCTGTTCGTGGCTCAGGGGTGGCTGGTGAGCAGCCCGGTATCACACTCACGTTGTGATACCGGGCTATCGCCTGTACGCTTCACCCCATGCCCACTTCCATCTCCATCGACTGAGCGCCTCCGCTCCGAGGCGGGCCGTGAGGCCACGCAGCTAGCGCACCGGCAGGGTGTGACTCAGCGACCCATTGCATATGGTGGTGCGGTACGCTGGGTATGTCACTGGCAGTGAGATACCACGATCCTCTGAGAGGCCTCTGTGTGGCCCGTAGAGGCACGCAACCACGATTTGGTCCCCGACACTGCCCACAGCGCTCTACGTCGATCCTGCGTGAATCACTAGTATCACACTGACCTAGTATCACACCAGGTAGGTGCCCATATCTGAGCCTCAAACCCACCTACGAGTAGGGCTAGCGCATAGCACCAGGTCACAGCGTTGTTTGAGTATCTCACTGTGTGAGTGTGATACCCAGGTACCGCCCGCTACGATGACCTTCCACTTACCACCCGGCCACAGCGGCCGAGAAACGAGCCACCATCATGGACAAGCCCGCAGGACTCAGCCACTACAGCCGGGTCATCACCACCCGCTTCGCAGGCAAGTGCGTCTACTGCCACCGCCCCACCAAGCCGGGCATTGACTTCGCTGCGGTCACCGCTAGCGGCGGCTGGATCGCAAGCTGCGCCGAGTGCGCCAGCAGCGTCCAGGCTCAGGTCGTTGCCCTGGTGCGCACCACCGACGCTCTGGCCCAGGGCCACGACGTGCCCGCCATCCTCGCCGCTGCCCGCCTCACCCTCCCGACCGAGGCCACTGTGGTCGCCGCCATCGACGGCACCGCCACCGAGAACGAGGCCTTCAACACCCTGGTCCTGCTCATGACGATTCGTGACGCCATCGAGAACGGCACCCGCCCGGTGGACACGCTGGTGGAGAGCCTGCGCACGATCGCCAACAGCGCCAGCGCATCGCCCCGTGATCGCACGTTCGCCGCCTCACTGGTCTCCCAGGCCGACAAGGGCCGCACGCTCACCGACAAGCAGCGCCTCGCTGGTCTCAGCATGATCAACCGTGGCAACGGCTCGCAGCCCAGCGCCACGCCGGTCGAGAACGGGCTGTACCTCTCCACTGGTCCGGGTCACGGCACCATTCACAAGCTGTACACGACTCAGAACGATCGCCAGGGCTGCAAGCTGCTGGTCATCCTGCCCAACGGCAAGGGGTCGTTCGAGTACGTCAAGGGCGGCACCCGCATGGTCGCTGGCCTGGTGGCCGCTGGCAGCGCTCGCAAGCTGACCCAGGCCGAGGCCACGGCGTTCGGCAAGCTGCACGGCTTCTGCGTGAACTGCGCCAGGGACCTCGATGACGAGCGTTCGCTGGCCGTGGGCTACGGCCCGGTGTGCGCCGACAACCTGGGCTGGTACTACCCCAGCGTGTCCGAGGCCGCTGCCATGCTCAACCGCCCGACCACCATCGATGCGGTCATCGATGAGGCCGACGCCCTGGGATTCCTGGATGGGGGTGAGTGATGATTCGTCGCCTGATCGCCCGAGGCCTCTGCATGTACTGCGGACGCCAGTCCGAGGGCATTGTGTGCATGGCCTGCGCCATGTCCCGAGGCCGCTGAGACCCACACCGGATACCCCGGTATCACACTGCACAGTGTGATACCGGGGATCACCTGATACACTGGCCTTCCACTTACCCGTCCACCCCGAACCAACGGAGCATCAATGTCACTCTTCGGAAACGCAGTTACCCAGGCCCTGGCCTCCGGTCCTGCTGTCACCCCAGCCCAGGCCACCAGGGCGCTACAGCAAGGCTGGCTGGCTGCTGGTCTCGGTGGCGATGACGTGCTGGCCGCATCCTCGGCCCTGGTGCCAGCCATCCCGGTGGTTGTCCCCGGCATGGTGCGCCCCTACCGCACCCACCAGGCCGCTGCCCACCTGGCCGCTAACGCTGACATCGCAGCGTGGGGCGCCGCTCTGCTCGGTGACGACATGGGCCTGGGCAAGACTCAGGTGCTCGCCGGTCTCATCTCTGAGCGCATCGGTGGCGGCAAGTACGCCATCGTGGTCATCCCCCCGGTAGCGCTCGCTGGTTACCAGCAGGATTTCGCCGCTGCGTTCCCCCACCTGCGGGTGGTCCACTTGAAGGGCCGCAAGGTGTACAAGCGCCCCGACGCTGACGTGTACCTGATCAACGACGACAGCCAGACCATGGCGGCGTGGATGACCTACACCACGGTTGAGCACAAGGGTGGCCGTGACGTGAAGGTGCAGCACGGCAACGACTTCGTGAAGGGCGCCGCACTCATCGGCCGTGACGAAATCCACCGTGACAAGGGCAACCAGGGCAAGCCGACCGGCCGTGCCCGCACCATGCTCGCAGTCGGCGCCGCCGCCCGTGAGCGTCGCATCCCGATCGTGGGGATGACCGGCACGCTGCTGACCAACCGCCCCGTCGAGGCGTTCATCCCCTTGCAGATCCTCGGTGGCGAGGCTCTGGTCACGGCGGTCACCCCCGGCGCCCGCAAGGCTTCCGGCTTCCTGTTCCGCTACTGCGCACCACAGACCAGCCGCTTCGGCACCAGCTTCGGCGGCGTGGACCTGGACGAGGCCCGCAAGCTGCACGACTACCTGCGCCGCACCATCTACGTGCGCCGTGAGAAGGCCGACCTGGGCGACGACCTGCCGCACTCGGGCTGGATCATCAAGCCGATCGCACTGAACGGCGTGCTGGCACGGTACGAGCGCATCGAACGTGACTTCCTCAACCTGGTGGCCGAGGAAGAGGGTCCCGAGGCGATGTGGCGCAAGGGCCGGGCCGAGGCGATCACCCGCATGCAGGCGATGTGGGAAGAGGCCGGTGTGGCCAAGGCTCCCGCCGCCATCGAGTACGTGCAGGACCTGGTGGACCAGGGCCGCAAGGTCGTTGTGTTCTACTACCACCAGCGCACGTGGGACAAGCTCGCCAACGGCTTCGCCAGGGCGGGCACAGACTTCACCACCATCAACGGCTCGGTGACCGGCGAGGCCCGCACCATGGCCGTCGAAGACTTCCAGAACGGCACCGCCACCGTGCTCCTGGCCCAGATCAAGGCCGCTGGTATGGCGGTCACACTGACGGCTGCTGCCGATGCGGTGTTCGTCCAGGTGCCATGGTCGGCGGGAGACTTGAAGCAGGCCGCTGACCGCATCCTGCGCACCGATGACCGCACCTACGCTCGGGCCGCTGCTGGTGAGACCATCACCTGGCACGTGTTGCAAGCTGCTCACGACGACGGTACGAGCACGTTCGATATGGCGATGTGGTCGATCCTCGAAGGCAAGGCCAAGGTGTGCGATGCGGTGAACGCTGGGCGCCCGGTCACCATGTCTGACGAGTCGATCATGCAGCAGGCGCTAGAGGCCTGGTACCCGCAGGCTCGTAGCCGGTACTGAGCCGTGAGGCTCTGGCCGCTCTGGCCTCGACCACCGAATGCCCCCTGACCGGTGTGGACGGACACCACCGGTGGGGGCTGCTGGCAGAGCAGGCTCACCAGGCCAACGGAGCCAGCGCCGTCGTTGTAGAGGCGGCAACCGAACAGGCGGGCACCACGCTCACCAGAGCACAGCCCCGATCGACAACCAGGAGGCCCAGGGCTACCGCCCTGGGCCTCTTGACGTTCCACGCTCTACACGGCCCTACAGCGATCAAGGGCTACCACCGTAGCGCTCACGCAGTTGCTAGCAACACAGAGAGCTACAGACACCTCTCAGGGGCATCTAGACCTCGACACCGATACCACGGTATGGCGCCCTCACCACCACAAACGCCATGTCACACCCAAACGTAGGGGCGGCACCACCTGGCGGCCATGACCATACCTCACGCCGTGATGGTGTTGGTGAGCGCTACCGAGGCCGCTGCCCCAAGGGCCACGGGCACCAGGGCCGCTCTCCCATCACCACCATCGGCACGGCCAACGCTACACAGCCACACCTACGGGGAGCACCACCAAACGGCCAAGGCAACTCCTACAGCCATGCTTACTCACACACCTAGAGCTAGAGCACACCACACCACCACGTCCACTGGTAGCTACTGGCTCTCGTAGAGAGCATGTAGCCCTACACCCACTGCTACCGCTATGTGTGTATGCGTGATGGCACTGTCGTGCCATAGCACACTATGGCAGCGTTCATGCCCATGCCATGGGCGCCTATGTGGTGCGCAAGCGCTACCAGTTACTAGCAAATGATGTGGCTATGCCACATCAATGCAGCGTATGGCGCTATCACAACATGGCTAAAGCCATGTTGTGTTACTAGCAACATAGAGACTATGGGCGTAGCCCATAGCTCTTGTTAGCAACTATGGTGCCCCGGAGGGGGCACCATTAAGATACTATACGCCCCTCCGGGGGCGTAGCACCCACCGGTAGAGGATTGAGGGTTTGAGGGGTATGAGTCGTGTACCACGTCGTGTTGGGGCTATACGGGTGTGTTACTAGCAACAAAAGTGTTTGAGGCCTTTGTCCGGCTAAGAAAAGCGACACCTACACATTGAGGTACCCTCAGGCCATGCAGAAACGTTGTGAGAAGTGCCAGGAGTGGTTTGAGGCCAAGCGTTCTACCGCTCGGTTCTGTAGCGATGCCTGTGGCAAGGCCGCTCGTAGGGGCGCCCCGGTGTTACAGGGAACGACCGAAGTCTCCAGCAACGGCATCCGTGGCGGTTGGGAGCCGGAGTGGGACCAGCCGTTCGAGGACCCAACAGAGCGTGAACGGGAAGGTAGAGGTATCGAAGGGCTGTGACTGAGGGGCCGCTGTACGCCGGGTACCTGTGCTCGACGCACATCGGCAAGGTGTTGCTGGTAACTCAGGATGGTGAGCAGATCGAGGGTGTCTGTCACGCCATCACGTTGACAACGATCCGGCCCACGGTGCGGGTGGTGTTGTGGGAGCTTGGCGAGCAGCGGGAGGACGGCAGCTATCGGAAGGTTCACCACTGTCTGGAGCTAGACCCTCGGGCCGTGGTCGTGGTGGTAGAGGATTAGAGAAGGTGAGTTGCTAGT